AATCCCATCAGGGTCTTCAAACTCTCCTGATAGGTTTAAATCAACGTGCATCTCTAGGATCGTATGACGATCATCATCTTCTATGACCGCTTCTTCACCATCTAACTCATCATACTTCTCCTGTATGTCAGAGTAGTCTGGGGTAGGTTCTGGTAGCTCACCCTCTTTGTAGAACCCGTTTACCTGTAGCTGTAAGACCTCGTTCGCTGTCTTTTTCATCACATGCGTATATCTTGGGCATGTCTTGAGGTCTGACGCTCCATAAGACGCTACAAAGTCCTCTGAGGGTACAAACATAGCGCATGGGCGCTCCATGAGTGGGTCGTAATACACTTTCTTGAACGCAGAACCCGCGATTGGAAGCTTGAAGAGCATCTGCTCCATTTCATCCCTGTACTCAGACATCTCTTCAGTCAACAAGTAATTCATCTCGTTCTGTACACGGTTTGCCTGATCTGTTCGTTCAGGGGTCTGTTTCCCTACAATCTTCGTACGTACGGGTCCAGAAGCGGGGAATATCTCACCCATAGCCTGTGCCTGAAACCTCACTACAGCCTCTGTAAGTAGCGGATGGAACACCCCTGACGCACCAGACCAAGGCTGCTGACGGTCTTCTACCTTCATTCCTAATAGGTCAAGACCCTTGACGTATGCTCTAGCCCAGTCAGAACGTGACTCACGGTCTGCCTGAAAGTCTGCTATCATCTCGGTAGCCATGATCTTTAGCTCATCGTCGTCTATAAACTCTGCTAGGTTGGCGTCATGCCCCGGCCCCACTAGGCTCTCGGTTATGCCTCCTTCGAAGTCTATGACCATCCCACCATCTTCTGTCTCTATAGAAACAGCTTCTGGGTTAACAATCTCGATTTCAAGCTGTTCAGAATCTTCTTGGCCTTCTATTTCAAAAGGAGTCATCTGTTTTTCGACTGCCATATCATGCCCTCACGATGCAAAGTTATAGGAACTATAGCAGATCATACTGCTGTTCGTCCAGTAAAGTGTGAGCGCCGCCATCGGGTGGGAAGGACAGCGCCCACGATAGGGGTAGGGAAAAGACCCCGTGTGCGTATTATACTACTAATAGTACTCACGTCTATAATGATATTGCGGTTCATCATCCCACTCATCTGTCGGTAGGCGTATAAACCCACCCTGACGGAAGCGTAATAACGCCATGACCGTACTATCCACAAGGTCATCATTCGACATAAACGGAAATCCTGCGATCTCTTCCACTAACTCTTCTGCCCAACGGGTGGAGGGAACCCATGCCATACCCGATGCGATGATATCAGCCACAGAATTGAGCCTTGCCATCTTGTCTCCAGTACCCCTGTGGGGTGTATACTCCTGTACAGGTATGCCCATACGCCTCATTTCTTGATAAATTGCCACTCCAGAGGACTTTTTCTCCACAATAAACGCGTCTGGCTCCCATTTGTGGTACTCATCCATCGATAATTGCTTCAATTCGGGAAATTCTAGCCGTTTTTTGATAGAATCGAGCAAAATTAGGTGGTGTGCGCCCTCTTCTTCGTTAAAAAACACGCCCCAAGTGGTCAAAGCGGTGTAATCTGCGCGATTATGCTTCTCTGCGGCGGCATCTAACGACATAATTATGTATTCTACGGGTGGTGGGTTGTCATGAGGCCAAATTCCCCACCATTCTCGCTTAATTATGGACGCTTCTTCGGCTGTAGGCTGCTGTTGGTACTGAGAATTCCACTGAAACGCGGGCATTGACGCCTTTGTACGCTCCAAAGCTGCCAAATCGAAGAACTCAGGCCATAAAGGTTTCTGTGTACCGTCATCAGAGTCCAAAAGTGCGGGAAACTCCACTATTTCGTACTGATCAGACAGCTCATTCTTCACCATATCGTTGGTTACACGCCCTGTGAGGTCGTCCATATGCCAACGTGTCTGTACAATCGCCACTCTGCCACCCGGCATTAGTCGAGTACGCGCTCCAAATGTGAACCACTCGTAGGCTTTATCAAACACTGAGAAGTTTCCGTTAATAACATCCTGCTCAGAGTGAGGATCATCAACAAGCAGAAGATCAGCGCCCCTCCCAGCAAGAGCAGATCCAATACCACACGCAAAATATTCACCTCCAAAATTTGTATTCCACCTCCCAGCCGATTTGCTGTCGACTGCCAAGGAGACATCTGGAAAGATTTCCCTATATCCATCTGTTGCTATCAAGTTACGTACTTTTCGCCCAAAGTCCACAGCGAGATCTGTCGTGTGAGAGACCATCATAACCTTCTTACTTGGGTTACGCCCCAAGAACCATGCGGGATAGAAGATACTTACAAGCTGCGACTTACCGTGACGGGGTGGGATATTAACACATACCCTGTCTTTCGATCCGTCCTCCAGTGCCATAAGCTGATCCGCTAAGATGCGGTGATGTCTTCCAACTTTATAATCTGGCTGCATACGCTTACAGAATTCTATCAAATCATCTTTAGATGCCGTGTTTGACTTCCGCGCAGACAGCTCTTCGACTATCTTGTCTATCTCCTGAAGCTCTTCAGGTGCGAACTTGTCCAGATTGTCCAACATATGTCGTATTTCTTCTGGAGAGAAGTCTACGTCTGTTGCGATCTCGGCTAGGTTACTCGTCATCTTTCAGGCCAAACTCTTTGTCTAAGTCTATGGCGTCTGTGTCTACGACCACTGCATCCTCCACAGGTTCTACAAGTTTTGCTAGTTTAGATCTTAATTTGTCTTTTAGATCATCTGTAGACTGGTGTGTGATTGTCACCTCGGTGCGCTCTGCGAATAAACCCACGTCTGCAATCTTACCCAACAACTCCAAAGCACGGAGTCTGACCTTCGCATCCTCGTTCTCTGTCTCTTCCACAAGCTTGTTTGTCACTAGGTGGCGTACTTGAGCGGCGCTTTGAACTACAGAATGACCAAAATCTTTTAGAATCTTGTCCGTAAGTAGTAGTGTGGCGGGGGTGAGGGTGGAGGTACGGGTGGGGGTGGCCTTCTTAGAAGTCTTAACTGGATCAGCGGCGTAAGCCATTGCCAACTTTGCAGAGACATCTTTGTCTTCGCTAGTTACAGACACGTCTAGCCCATGCTCAGACAGAAGTTCTATAGTTTTGGAGGCGGCTGATGTGCGTTCTACCAAGTCCTTCCCCTTCACGGGTGGGGGTATCGGTATACCACCTTCGGGTTCGATATGAATACTCATACGCATACACTAGTACATATAGGCGGTAAAATAAAGGGGTCGCGTATTTTCGGTGAAAATCAAAAATTTTTGTGCAAAATCATATTATATATTAGTACATGGCTAGTGCGCGTCAAGCGGGGGTGGGGGTAGGTGGGGGTCACGATATATTATACACAGACGTGTCTACATACGTTTGACTGGATATCGGATATCCTTATAATGGTATACATAACAGGGCAACGAGCTGGCCTTGTTATCGACATCGATAACAGCTCTAGTCATAAGGAAATGAACAATGACTGATTTAAAAACTGTACTAAAACCCCTTACAAAAAACGAGGGAACGACTTTGGATACCGCGATTGACGCAAGTGTCAAAAAGACCTTTTCAGCAGAGGCGGCAAAATCTGCTAACGAAGCAATGAAGAAACTTTTCGAGAAACGCTTCGACGGCCAAATCCCATCTAATAGAAAGTGGGAACAATACTTCCTTAATTCGCCATCTAGCAATTGCCTAGATAGCATTCACGTAGACGTGTTTAACTGGGGCAGAGATATGTTCTGTGAAAGACTATCCCCAGATTATGCGGCAATTCGTGAATTATGCGACGATGGTGAAATGGATTCCAGAAAAACTAAGCATACGTTTTTATGGTTAGATAAGAAACAAACATACGCCAATAACAAGCTTACATTTACTGAACGTGAATTGAGCAAAGGCGGATGGCAATCACTTTGCAATACTGAATTTAATAAGTATGGCAAAGAATGTATCACCGGTAGGCGATCTGCAAAAGTCACTAAGACAGACAAAGAAAAGTTTGAGATGAAACTTTCTAGTTTGTTCCGCTCAGTAAACGCGGATAACTTTGAAGGGAATGCAGTCGAATGTAATAACCTTCTAAACAAATTTCGTGCATTGGGCTTTACGTTCAAGAGCGAATAATACCTTCGGGGAGCTTCGGCTCCCCATTTTTTTTGTGCCAACTATACC